AGAAACTCAAATAATCGAAGTGCCAGAATGGGGTTTAGTAGGTGATAAAGCTATATACTGCAAACCTTTTAACATGCTTGAAAAACAGAAAATTTTTAAGGGTGCTTCTGGTACTGACCTAATAGTTTTGATTGATGTAATTATAGAAAAAGCATTAACCAAAGATGGTGATAAAATGTTTAATGCTACTCATGTTTTAGCATTTAAAACCAAAGCTGATACTAATGTAATTGCTGACGTAGCTACTAGAATTATGGGTACTGGTAACGATGATATTGACGATAATAAAAAAAACTAAAGAGTGACCCAGAACTTCATAACCTTTTTGGGTTAGCCGAAAAACTTCACAAGTCTGTTTCTGAAATATTGCAAATGTCAGTAAGTGAGTTTAATATGTGGATAGCGTATTATGCTTTACAAAGTGATGAAAGAGAAAGACAAGAACGATTAGCAAAGGCTAGAAGATAGTGGCAACAAAACAAGTAAACATAGACATACTAGCCAAAGACAAGACTAGGCAAGCTATGAGGTCAGCCACAATGGGGGTTGATAAGTTAAAAAGTGCTGTATTTAATTTAAGAAATGCCTTTATAGGTTTAGGTGCAGGATTAGTTGCTAAAAGTTTCCTAGATACAGCAAGAGAGGTGGAAAACCTTAGAGTTAGGTTTAAATTTTTATTTGCAGATGCTCAAGAGGGTGAAAAAGCCTTTAAAGGGCTTGTTAAATTTGCAGGGCAAGTTCCATTTAGTTTAGCAGAAATACAAAGAGGTTCAGCAAACTTAGCGGTTGTGTCTAAAAATGCAGAAGAATTAAATAGCTTACTTAAAATAACTGGTGATATTGCAAGTGCTTCTGGATTAGATTTTGCAACCACAGCCGAACAAATCCAAAGAACATTTTCAAGTGGAATAAATTCAGCAGACCTTTTTAGGGAAAGGGGTGTAAAGGCATTATTGGGCTTTGAGGCAGGGGTTCAAATAAGTGCTGAGGAATCAAGAAAGCATATATTAACAGCTTTTGAAGACGGAACTTTATCGGTAGTTGGTGCAAGTAAAGATATGGCTAAAACCTTTGATGGTGTCATGTCTATGATAGGTGATAAATTCTTAGGCTTTAAGATGGCTATGATGGATTCTGCCCCATTTGAGTTTATTAAATCTGGTGCAATGCTTATAGAAAAAGAACTTTCTAAAAATTTTGGTAGCATAGAAAAGTTTGCAGAAGAAATGGGTAAATCTTTAGTTGAAGGGTTTCAAAACTTTCTTATTATGGGTGCTAAAGTATTAGATACTTTTCAGCCAGTTTTTAGTTTCTTAGGTAAATCAATAGAAAATTTAGTAACTTATGTAAGGGCTTTACCTGCACCATTTGATACTTTGGGTGTAATTGGTTTTTTGATGTTAGGAACTAAGGGTAAAGGTTTAATATTAATTATAGGTGGCGTTTTAGATGAAATAAGAAGTGCTATAGGTCACACAATAGATGCTATGGCTTTTATGCAAGAAAAAATGAATAGCTTTAGCCTTTTTAGAAGCAAGCAACAAATAGAAGATGCAAATAAATCTATAGCAGAATTAAGAGAAACTGCTGAAAGATTAAAAACACCTTTAACAGAAGTAAAAGATAAATTTGGCGAAGCAGGTGAAACTGGAAAAACTGTATTTCAAGAGCTTTTAATAGGTACAGAAGAAAATATTACAAAAATGGGTACTTATGAACAAGCTATAAGAAAATCTTTAGGAGAAATGAAACAGCTTTCAACAGAAAGTCAAAAAGCCAAAGAAATATTAGATGTTAGTGGTTTTTTAAGTACTAGAGAACAAAAAGCAACCCAGTCAATGACAGGTATGGAAACTGAATTTGGCGATGCTAAAGGTATGAGAAAAACTGGAGATATTGATGCACTCCAAGCTATGGCTGATATGGAATTATTAATAGCTCAAGATACAGCTACAAAAAGATTAGAGATAGCTGACAAAACAGCCAGAGAAGAAAGGAATATAAGGCAGTCATTTATTAATGAGCAAAGTGCAATAATGAAGTCTGGTCAATTTCAAGATTTAAAAATGGTTAATCTTACAGAACAACAAAAGAAAGACACCATTATAGCAGGTGGTAAAGCTATCTTATCATCTATGGCACAGAATAATAAAACGGCATTTAAATTAAATAAAGCTCTAGCTATGGCTGAAGCCTTTATGAATACTGCTCAAGGAGTAACGAAAGCATTAGCAACAGGTAATATACCTATGGCTATCTTAATAGGTGCTTTAGGTGCTGTGCAAATCGCTACTATTGCCCAACAAAAGTATCAAGGTAGAAGACTTGGTGGTCGTATGAACCAAGACCAACCTTATATGGTAGGAGAAGCAGGACCCGAATTAGTTGTGCCAGATAGGGCTTCAAATGTTGTGCCAAATGGTCAGCTAGGAAATATGGGAAAACAAGTTACAGTTAATTTTAATATAACTACAGTAGATGCTAAAGGGTTTAATCAATTATTGGTTAATTCTAGGGGTACTATTATTAATATGATTAATAGTGCAGTTAATGAAAAAGGTAAAATGGCGATAATATGAGTGGTGCATTACCAAATACAAGATTTAATGCTATTAATTTTAAAAGCAACCAAAAGACTTTATTGTCTGAAACTGATAGTGGAAAGACTTTTAGAAGACAAGTACAAGGTCAAAGATTTAGTTTTACAGTAGCTTATCCACCTATGACTAGGACTGAATTTGCACCTATAATGGCTTTCATAATAAAACAAAGAGCCAGACAAGAAAACTTTACTGTTACTTTCCCAAGCTATTTAAATGCACAGGGCAACGAAACAAATACTTTGTTAGTTAATGGGGTTCATTCTGCTACTGATACCACAATAGCGATTGATGGGTTTGCAGGTGATGGTGCAGGAAGATTAAAAGCAGGGGATTTAATCAAGTTTGCACATGATAAGGTTTATATGGTTGTTGAAGATGTAACCTCATCAAGTAATTCAGCTACAGTTACTATAGAGCCACCATTAAGGGAAGCACTAGCGGATAATAGCTCAGTAACTTATGATTCAGTTCCTTTTAACGTACATTTAACAAGCGATACTCAAGAATTTGCTAGTGGACAAGTTGATAAAGACGGAAACCTTTTATTTAATTATGAATTTGATGTTATTGAGGCTTTGTAATGCCCAGAGGTTTAACAAGTGCAGTTAAAACAGAATTAACTACAGGAATAATTGAATCTATTCTTTTGGTAGAAATAGGGCTATCAACACCAATTTATCTTACAAATGCAAGTTTTGACATAACATCTAGTGTTTCTGGAACATCAAGAACATATTTAGCTAATGGACATTTTAGAGGAATAACAGGGGTACAGGAAACAAATGCACCTACAAAAAACTCATTATCCCTTAGTTTATCGGCTGTTGACCAAACTTATGTTTCCCTAGCTTTAAATGAAAATATAATTAACGATAATGTTTATATTTACCAAGGTTACTTAGATAGTAATTTAAGTGTTATAGCAGACCCTTTTTTATTGTTTTATGGAACAATAGATGAATTTAAAATATCTGATAATACTTCAACAGCTACTTTAGTTTTAATATTAAGTTCACATTGGGGTAATTTTAGTAAAACAAGTGGTAGAACAACTACAAATAATTCACAGCAAAGATTTTTCCCAAATGATTTTGGCATGAATTTTAGTGCTTTAACAGTTCGAAATATTAAATGGGGTAGAGAATGACCAGTACCCATATATATTATGCAGAAAGAACAGATGTTGAAAGCATCTATGAAATGGCGATAGAATATAAAAATGTTGATTTAGCAGATGCAAATTATCCAGATATTGACAGGGGTAAATTAATACATTTTATTAATACTATGCTGAAAAAAGGCAAAATTATATTAATGAGGGATTTAGATAAAGATAAATTAATTGGTTGTTGTATGTTTAATAAATCAGAATATTTTTTTAGTAAAAGCGAAATTATGCAAATACAAATAGTGTATATTAAAAAAGATTATAGAAATTTTAAATTAGTAAAGACTTTAATTGATAGTGTTAAAAGACAAGCAGATGGTTTGCCTATAGTTTTATCTATTACATCTGGATTAGGCATAGACCCAGTTTTTGAAAAATTAGGTTTTAAAAATATGGGTAGTAACTGGAGATTTGTGTAAATGGGTGGTTGGAATCCTATTGATGACATAATAGATATTATTGATGATATTGTTGATGGTATTACCGATATTATTGAAGATGTTATAAGTTGGCTAATACCAATGCCAGAAATACCAGATTTTGGCACATTAAGACCAGACCAAAATGCAAGAGGTATTCTTTTAAACAAAATTAGTGCTAATGCTCATATCCCTATTGTTTACGGAACAAGAAAAGTAGGTGGAAATATTGTTTTTATGGAAACCTCTGGAACTGATAATGAATACTTATATATGGCTTTAATTTTAAGTGAGGGTCAAATCTCTGGTGTAGATGCAATATATGTGAATGATAAAAAAGTCGTTTTAAATGGTGTACTAGGTGAGGGTGTTATTGTTCAAGTTAATTCAGCAGATGAAAATTTTTATGATGATGAAAGTTTAATTACTTTTCAACTGTTTTATGGTGTTGAAAGCCCATTTTCATCTACTTTACTAAAAGAAACTAATAATTGGGGTGATAACCATAAACTTTCTGGTTTAGCTTACTTAGCGATACGTTTTAAATGGAATGCAGATAAATTTGGCTCTGTGCCTACAGTTCAAGCTCTTGTTAAAGGCAGAGAAATTTATGACCCAAGATTAGATAGTACTGTTACTGGTGGTAGTGGTAGCCATAGGCAAAATGATAGTTCTACTTGGGAATATTCAGATAATCCTATACTTCAACTATTAGATTATTTAAGAAATGATAGATTTGGAATGGGTATAGCGGATAGTTATTTTGATAGTAATTTTGCAGATTGGCAAACAGCTAGTGATGTATGTGATACTCAAGTACAACCTTTAGGTGGTGATGCTTTTGACTTATACCCTTTTGGGTTAGGTTTTGGTGATGCAGTAAGTACAACAACTATATCTTTAATGAGCAGTAATACAGTTGTAGATACAGCTAAAAAGGCTATAGATAACGTAAAAGACTTTGTAAGGGGTTCTAGGTCTTTCCTTAACTTTTCAGCAGGAAAATATAATATATTAGTTGAAACATCTGGCACAGCATCAATTACCCTTACTGAAGATAATATTCTAGGTGGTATTAATGTTATAAGTAAAAATAAAAACTCAAGATTTAATAGGGTTATTGTTAATTATATTGAGCCTACTAAGAATTACCAATCAGATTCAGCACAATTTCCACCAGTTGGAGATGCAGAATTGCCTACAGCAGACCAATTTGAAACAATGAAAGCGGAAGATGGTGGTATATTATTAGAGGGTAGATTTGATTTTTCTATGATGACTAATGGTTTTCAAGCAGAAGAAATGGCTGAAATTATATTAAGACGTTCAAGGTCAAGTTTAAATATATCGTTTAAAGCTGATGCTACAGCTTTAGATTTATCAATAGGCGATATAGTTAATATTACTCATGCTACTACTGGATTTTCTGCTAAACCTTTTAGAGTTCAAGGAATGAGTTTAAATGCTGACCATTCTATTAGCCTAACTTGTTCAGAACATCAAGATAGCTATTATTCTTTTGGAACAAAGCAAACACCAGATGAAATAGTTGATACAACCTTACCAAACCCATTTATAGTACAATCACCAGTTTTATCAGTATCAGACGAATTAAGGGCTTTAAATGAAGAAGCTATAAGTATTTTAATTGTAAATGTTCAAGCTACTGACCAATTTATAACAGATTTTGAGGTTCAAGCTAAAAAGACAACAGACACAAATTATATAAACTTAGGTAGGGGTGCTAGTTCTAATTTTGAATTACCAAACGTAGAAGATAATGCCATTTATGATGTAAGGGCTAGGTCTGTAACTTCTGTTAGTAGGTCTGTATTTATATCAGCACAACATCAAGTAGTAGGTAAAACTGCACCACCTGCTGATGTAACGAACTTTCAAGTTAATATTATTGATACAGAAGCTCATTTAAGTTGGACACCAGTACCAGATTTAGATTTGTCACATTACATTATAAGACATAGCCCTTTAACTAGTGGTGCTATATTCTCAAATGCAATAACCTTAATTGATAAGGTATCAAGACCTGCTAATACAGTTACAGTTCCTGCATTAACTGGTACATATTTTATAAGGTCAGTTGATAAAATTGGTTTAAAATCATTAAATGCTACAAGCAATGTAGCTCTTATAAATAATGTTAAAAACCTAAACCTTGTTGCAAGTTCTACTCAAGACCCTAGTTTTACAGGCACAAAAACAGATGTAAGTGTTGTTGATAATGCTTTAATGTTAGATACAGCTTTGTTTGATAGTATTTCTGGCGATTTTGATGATGCTTTAGGAAACTTTGATGGTGGTGGCGGTACAGTTTTATCAGAGGGAACATATGACTTTGACACATATATAGATACTGGTGGTGTTTATAGTAGTAGAATAACAGCTACAGTAAATATGGAAAGGCAGGACTATGTAAATTTATTTGATGATGCACAGGGTAATTTTGATGCTAGAGAGGGTTTATTTGATGGAGCTAATGATACCTTTGGAGATGTAAATGTACAGCTACAGATAGCTAAAACAAACGGAGACCCAGTAAGTGGCACATACTCTAGCTTTCAGAAGTTTAATGTGGGTGATTATACTGGTAGGGCTTTTAAATTTAGGGCTGTTTTATTAAGTGAAGATGTTGAAGCAACTCCTAAAGTAACTGGGTTATCAGTTCAAGTAGATATGCCAGAAAGGGTATACTCTGAAAAAGATGTAGCAAGTGGTACTGATACAAATGGCAAAGCAATAACTTTCAGTCCTGCATTTAAGGAAATTGAGGGTGTAGGAATTTCTGCTAGTAACTTGGCTAGTGGTGATTATTATGCTATAACTAGTAAAAGTGCTACTGGATTTACTATAGAATTTTTTAACAGTTCTAATGCCACAATAGACAGAACATTTGATTATGTGGTAAGAGGATATGGAGAACTAGCATCATGAGGTTAAAATATGTCACAAAATGATTTTACGTTAGCAAACCAAAGTTTTCCTGCTTTTAGGGCGGATTTGAACTCAGCTTTACAAGCACTAGCCAGTAATAACTCTGGAACATCAGCACCTAGCACAACTTTTGCTAATATGTGGTGGTACGATAGTTCTAACAACATCATGTATATCAGAAACGAAGATAATGATGCTTGGATAAAGTTTGCAGAATTAGACCAGACTAATGATAAATTCGTTTTAAGTGGCACATTACAGCTAGATGATGGAACAGTATCAGCACCTGCTTTAACATTTAACTCTGATACGAATATGGGTATCTATAGAGGTGGCACAGACATATTAAGATTTGTGACAGCAGGAGTTGATAGATTACAGATTTCAGCAGATGGTTCAATAAGTACCCCAACAAGTGGAATATCTAACTATAGAGCAGGTGTCAATGCAGGTAACTCTATTGTAAGTGGTGGTAATTACAATACTGTAGTTGGAGATGAAGCAGGTACAGCGATTACTACTGGTGATGAAAATACGTTTTTAGGATATAATGCAGGTGCATCAAATACAACAGGACAAAGAAATGTTTTGCTTGGGTATCAAGCAGGAGATGCTCTTGTTGCAGGACAACAAAATACTGCAATAGGAAGAACAGCATTAACTACAGATACTGAAGGGCAAAGGTCTGTTGCAGTTGGAACTGGTGCTTTACAAACACAAAACTTTAGTTCAGCAACAACAGTTTATAATACAGCAGTTGGACATAGTGCAGGATTGTCAATAACAACAGGAATCCAAAATACTCTTATAGGTGGTCTTGCAGGTCAAGCATTAAGTGATGCAGATTTTAATGTAGCTATTGGAATCAATGCTTTAACAGCAGATACAAAAGGAAACAAGTCTGTCGCTATTGGAGATAGTGCTTTAGGCACTCAAAATTTTACCTCTAGTACAGATACTTTTAATATAGCGATTGGATATTCAGCAGGGTTATCAGTAACAACAGGAATTAAAAATGTCTTTATTGGTGGACTTACAGGTGATGCTACCACTGATGCTGATGAGAATGTAGCTGTTGGATATGATGCTCTAGGAACTAATACACTTGGCTCACATTCTGTGGCTATCGGTGCTTCTGCCTTAAGAAGTCAAAATTATGGTAGTGCAACAAATAGTTATAATACTGCTGTTGGTTCTTTTGCAGGATATGCAGTAACAACAGGAGTTGAGAACACGTTAATTGGTGGTCTAGCAGGTGATGCTTTAACTGATGCTGATAGAAACACTGCTATTGGATACTCAGCCCTCACAACAAATACTAAAAGTGACAGAAACACTGCTATAGGTAGAAGTGCTTTAGAAAATTTAAATCATACTTCTGTTACAAGTGGTTTGAATACTGCGATTGGACATGGAGCAGGAAGTGTAATTACCACTGGAGAAAAGAATACAATTATTGGTTCTTATAGTGGCAATCAAGGTAGCTTAGACATAAGAACAGCAAATGGTAATATTGTGTTATCAGATGGTGATGGTAATCCGAGACAATTTACTTTAGGTGGTGGTACTACTACTTGGACTACTAATCTAAGCGATTCCGAAAGGGGATTATCTACTGGTTCTCATACAATACACAGTGATATAACTAATAACGTTGCTTTGTTCGTAGAAAATTCATCAGCAAGCCCATATGGTGTATTTATTGATTTTAGTGATGCAGACCCAGACGATAACTTTAATTATTTTTTAAAATGTGAGGGTTCTACTGGTGCTGAAAGATTAAAAATATTATCAGATGGTGATGTGGTTAATCACGATGATAGTTATGGTGGTATATCTGATATAAAACTTAAAGAACAAATTACAGATGCTTCATCTCAATGGAATGACATCAAAGCACTTACAATTCGTAAATATAAATTCAAAACTGATGTAGCTACTGGAGATAGCGATGCACATTGGAGAATAGGTGTAATTGCTCAAGAAGTTGAAGAAGCGGGAATGGGTGGTTTAGTCAAAGACAATCCAGACCTTGATAGAAATAACAATAACTTAGGCACAACAACAAAATCAGTAAAATCATCTGTTCTTTACATGAAAGCAGTCAAAGCACTACAAGAAGCAATGACAAGGATTGAAACATTAGAGCAAAAAGTAGCAACATTAGAAGGAGAATAAAATGGCAAGAACAGCAGAAGAAATAGCACAAGCACATTCAGCTTGTTTAGATGGAGCAGATACAAT